GTTGAGGCAATGAGTTTCTTACACTAATCCATTTACTCATTTTTAACATCCTTAGGCGGTTGTGGGAGTGGTTGCCAGTGGGTAATTTCATCAGCATATTCTAAAAAATCCCCCAAATCTAAATTGAATTCCACACTGCATACACTGTTTGCCCAATAAGGGCAGAAGACCAAGTAATATCCTTGAAACTCTGGAAGAGCTTCATCAACACTAATCCAGCCGTTGTTTTGTTTAGTCATCCTTTTATTCCTTCTCATTATTAAATTTAAAATCATCATTATCAAAAATCATATTGCTTGATGCTGATAACACATAAATCAACTATTCACTAACTCCAACATTTCCCACGGGAAAGATATTTTATCTAATACTGATCCGCCTTCTGTTTCAATTGCGTACTCTCTGTCAATTTGGACTATTGCTTTTCCTTTTGTGCTAAAATATTCACTTTGATTTTGTGCGATTACGCCATAAACTGCACCTTGCCATGTGTCTATTTTCACTCTTGAGCCTACGAGGAAAGGTAATGTATATCCGTTTTCGGCTACCCATTGTTGGATCATTTCGCTTTCTTTTTTTTCGATAGCAAAAGAAAGGTTTTTTTCTTCAAATTCTTTTGCTTCTGCATAACTCCAGCCATGGAATTTTATCAATTCTTCTGCCATAAGCTCATCGCTTCCCGCCCAATTTCTTAATAGGGTTTCATATAAGACTGTTTCTTCGGCGGGTATATCTTCGCAGTGGTCGGGATATTCTTCTTCAATCCATGCTTTAATAAATGCAGCAAAGGCATCATCTTCAAGTGTTGGGCGTGGGACTTCGGAGATCCATTTGTTATTTAATATCATCTTAATTTCCTCACTTCTGCTGAAATAAATTTACACTTATTGTTGCGAGATTTAGTTGCTCGTTGGCAATTTTGAGTTCGCTCTGCAAAAAGCGGATTTGCTTTTGCTGTTGGTTATTTTCTGTCATAAGATCAGTTATCTGATCATTGTATGCCGTGAGCTGTTGGCATTGTCGTTTACAAAGAGCCTTGTATTGTCTGAGTTTGTGGACAAGGGCAAAGGGATTTTTGAGTTTCATTCTCTCTCCTTAACACCATCAAATTCAGTTGCGAGATTTTCCATTAATCGATCTAATTCTTGTGTCATCAGGAAAAAATCCGCATCGAAACGTTGAGCTACATCTTCTTTCAAAATGTCATCATTTTTCTCACGAATATCATCGGCAAACTTGATTTTAGAGATTGTGCCATCTTCGCTCAGGGTAAAACTCAAGTGATTTTCCCAATCTAACGCTAGGCGAGAGACATATTTACCCGCTAATAAGTGCGTTTCGATTTCTTCACTTTCCAAATCTTGATGGCGGAAGGTGGCTTCGCTGTTATCCGAAATTGACTTCAATCGCCCTTCTTCTTGCAACATAAGCCAGTTAGGGACTTCATTATCTTTCAGCCAAATTGTCATTATTTCACTTGGTTGGCTGTTAAATGCAAGTGGCACAACAGGCAAAGAGCCAAGTGATTTACGCAATAATGCCAACACATCTTCAGCTCGTTTTGCGGAGTTTGTATCAACATAGACATAACCTAGTTTGCTATCAATCCAAATGGCAGTAAGCTGATGTTTGCTGAAAGCTCGTGGCAGTAATGTGGCAATCACATCATCTTTAATGCCTAATTTCTCGATTTTCTTGAGTTTACGACCTTCTTTTTTCTCTAGCTCCGCAAGGCGATTATCCATTTCTTTCTTAATAACGTATGGTGGTAGGATTTTTTCCTCTTTGTGAGCCACAAGTAAAATCTGACCGATTGCTTCAAAGTGCAGTTGCTCGCTAGTACAAAGTGGGGTAGACCAACCGAATTTACTTACCTCTGATGATTGGCATTCGGTATATTTATTGGCTTGTAAGGCGGTTTCGATTTGTGAAAAATCAATCTGTGATGTTAGGCGATATGCCATTAAATTTTTGAACCAGTACATAATATTTTCCTTTTTTTAGGTAATAAAAAAGCCCGTATGTATGGGCTAGTTAAGAATGCGACTTCTTGCTACCTCAACTAGCAACTTATACTCGTTATGCGTTTTCTCATTGTGGTTTTCTTTGGATCGTTTTAAAAGCTCCTCTACCGTACCGCAGAAACACCCACGAATTGCAAACAACCCTTTATCTGTTCTATAAACAGTGAGCGTACCTTGTTCGCTCCCTACATAACATGCGACAAACAAGTCCTCCTCACGTTTTATATTCGCATGGTTGCCTAGGTAAACCTTGCCGTACAGATGGACGCTCCCTCCTATCTTTGCGTTGGCAAAAGCGATTACCATACCACCAACCCACGCATTGTCTGACACGCAGACGTCCCCACTTATTTGTGCATAGCCACTAATTTTAGCCATCCCGTTAATTTTAGCGTCCCCACTTATAACGGCGTTGCTATCCACTGTCGCAGTGCCACCTACATAACTACATTCTCGTACAGTAGCGTCACCACACACCATAGCGGCACCGCACACTGTGGCGTTTTCGTGGACTGTGGCGTTACTGTTTACTTTCGCTTTGTCATACACTTTCGCATTGTTAAATACCCATGCGTCTCCCCAGTGACTTAAGTTGTACTCACTCTCAACATAGCCACCTAAGTCACCCGGTTCCACCACACCAAATCTTCTTAGTGCTTTAATGCGATAAAGCGTTACCCCTCCTATTTTCAATGTGTTCTCACGGACAAGCTCATATTTTTTATCTTCCGACATTCTACCTACCTCCCAGAATTCGACTTCTCGCTACATCAATTAATAACTTATATTCATTATGAGTTTTCTCACTATGAGTCTCCGCAGATTCTTTCAAAAACTTTTCTACTGGACCGACGAAACACCCTCGTGTTGCATACAATCCATTCGCAGTCTTATAAACTGTTAGCGTGCCGTTTCTTCTCCCTACATAACTCGCTGTAAAAACATCAGTATCGTTTTGTATGTATGCGTTTTTACTTATAAAAACACGACCGTATAGCCAAACATTACCTCTTATTTTAGCGTTTCTATCGACTACTACATTACCTACCAACTTAGCATTTCCGAACACATATGCCTCGCCCCTCACTCGAGCATGGTCACGAACATTAGCGTTCTCCGTTATCCACGCACAGTCACTTATAATAGCGTCTTCACATACTACCGCATTATCTCGTACGTGAGTATCATCACGTACAACAGCGTTACCATACACTAACGCATTACCTGATACTATTGCGTTACCTCGTATCTTAGCGTTACCTAACACCATCGCTTTGTCGTACACCTCGGCATTGTTCGACACCCATGCGTTCCCATCGTGTGTTAAGTTGTTCTCACTCTCAATGTAGCCCCCAAAATCTCCCGCTCTTACCCCATCGAAGTCGATGAGTGCTTTAATTCTATAAAGCGTCTTACCATTTACCTGCGTAGTATCATTAGGCACAAGTTCATATTTCTTTCTTAATTCCATAACCGCTACCCCAAAATTCTACTTCTCGCTACCTCGATCAGCAGCTTGTACTCTTTATGTATCCTCTCGTCGTGTACCTCAGAGGATTGTTGCAGAAACTCATCTAGCGTACCGTTGAAACAGCCTCTCGTTGCATATAATTCATTTTCGGTTTTATACACAGTTAATACGCCGTTTTCTCTTCCTACATAGTTTGATGAAAAAACATCACTTTCTTTTGAGATAAATGCGTTTTTACATATAAAGTCACTTCTACACACCCAAGCATTGCCAAACGCTTTAGCATTGTCATACACTCTAGCAATGCCACACACTCTAGCCTTGTCATACACCCTAGCATTGTCACACACTTCAGCATTGTCATACACTCTAGCATTGCCATACACTTTAGCATTGCCAAACACTCTAGCATTGTCTGCCACCCTAGCATTGTCACACGCTATAGCATTGTTACACACTATAGCATTGTCATACACTCTAGCCTTGTCATACACTCTAGCAATGTCACACACCCAAGCATTGTCACACACCCAAGCATTGTCATACACCCAAGCATTGCCAAACACTCTAGCATTGTCTGCCACCCTAGCATTGTCACACACTTCAGCATTGTCATACACACGAGCGTTGTTAAACACCCATGCGTTTCCCCAGTGACTTAGGTTACATTCGTCCTGAATGTAACCGCCCAGATTACCCGCCTTTATATCGCCAAAAGAGATTAATGCTTTAATCCGGTAAAGTGTTTTACCATTATGTTGAATAGTATCATTTTGAAGAAGTTCGTATTTTTTTTGATCTTGGTCTTTCATATTAAATTTCCTTGTTTGTTAACGTCGTTTGTCGGATTAATTTTTTCAATCAACTCATTTCCGAAATAAGCTGATCGTAGTATTTTTGTGCGACACTTACGCGTTCTTTGATTTTGTCAATGAGTTCGTTATCTCGCTGAATAATTACAGTAGTAATACGTTTTGCTTGGGGGATTTGCTCCACTAAGTCAATCAACTTAAAATCACTGTCATAAGCTGAAATAAGATTTAATGGAGTCGGAAACAGCACAAAATCAATTTGTGCTTGGTCACAATCCCAAAGCCACATATAGCCTTGCATTTGGATGTCGTATCCCGCTTTTTTGGCTTTTTCTTGTGCTTCATCTGTGAAAAAAGGGTGTGAGCCAATATCCCACGAGCATTTTGTATCGATGATGAGTTTTCTGCTGGGGACATAAATATCACATTCACCGCTGATAAACTCGTTTTCTCTGCGTTCGGTGTTCTTTTTCAAAGCAAGCCCACGAGTAACACTACTGAGTTTGATCGCCTGTTCTTCCAAATCGTTGCCTTTTTGGGTGTATTTGTTGCCCTCAAAGGCGTTATAACCGAACAGGTCAAACTTTGCCATTTCTCGTACCGCACTTTTAGCCGTATCGGTCAATTTGCCCGCTTCTTTGTCGGCTTTAGATTTTGGTTCGCCGATGATTTTGTGCAGTGATGAACATCGTACTTTAAGATGATACAGATTATTCATTTTCTAATTTCTCCAATTCGGCATACTGCTCACGACTAAACTCAAAGCCGTTATCACACAAATCTTGTAGCGTAGTTTCTTTATTGACGATATTTTGTTTGCATTGCTCAAACTGTTCATCCGTGACTTTCAAATCGGTAAATTCAGCGTCTTGGATTTCGTTATCAGGATAGCTATACTCGGCTTTTTCCACGTCTTTTACCACTGCCTGATCTGCCAGTACCGCTTGTTGCATTTCAACGGAAAGCGGTGCTTGTTTGGAGAGCAGTAATTTCATTACGGTTTTTAATGCCATAGCCTCGAAGTTATCCGCCCAAACACTACTTGCCCACTGCCCTTTTTCTTTTTTCTGCAAATAAGTGCGGTAGGTTTGGCTGTATCGTTTGGCATGTTCATTGACTTCTTGTTGGGTCATATATAATTCCGCTGTAAAGTCATTGAGCAGTCGGAAATAAGCATAGTAGCCGATAGGGAGTTCACCTACTTCAGGTTTTTGTTTCCAGTCGAATTCAAAACCATTGATTGGGTCTTCAGTAATGAGTTGTTTCTCATACACAGGGACTGCCACAAGGCGTTTAAATTGTCCTGAACGCTGTGCCAATTGGATTAGTCCTTTATAACCAAGTTGAAATTGGGCATCATATTTGCCTGTCTTGTTATTTTTGTATGGCACGATGTAGGCAAACCCTAAACCATTTTGTAGCGGTAATTGCAAGGTTGCCGCCATACAAGCGGCGTTAAAGACTGTCATCGGGTCAGCATTTTTTAATAGTGAGTTACTGTTCACAATTTGCAGAACGCTGGTAGTAAAACTTGAGGCGTTTTTACTCACTAATTCTTCAATTTTTTTCTTAATCACCGGCATTTCAAAAAATGTCTTAATTGGGAATTTGTCTTGTTGTTTTGTTACTTGGGATTGATTTGTCATTTTCTCATCTCCTATAATGCTTCCATTTTTCGCTTAAATTGTGCCTTGATCACTTTTTCTATAGCTTGTTGTCTTGTTTCGATAATATCCATCATCGCACCGCTCCCAAGTG